AAATAATGAATATTTTAACAGATAATCTTCCTAAAAAGTTTAAAAATGTAAATTTAAATACAGACTTTAGAAATTGGGTAGCTTTTGAAATTCTTTTACAAGATAAAAATAAGACTGATGAAGAAAAGTTTGGTAAAATTATTGATTTAACTATAAAGGATAATGTTGAAATATTGCTTTATAAGTTAAATGGTAATGAAAAAGAATTTAAAGATCTTATGGATTATATCTTAAAATTTTATGCAGGTTCTTTTGATGAAAGAGAATTGAAAAGGACTAGGCAAAATGAAAGTAAAGAAAATAATAAAAAATTGATTTATTCTTTTGAATATGACGCTGATTATATTTTTTCATCATTTTATGAGTGTTACGGAATTGATTTAACAACCAAAAAAATGCACTGGTGGAAGTTTAAAGCATTGTTAAAAGGCTTAAATGAGGAGTGTCTATTTAGTAAAATATTAGGTTATAGATCAATGAAGATAAGTTCTAAAATGAGTAAAGAAGAAAAGAAGTTTTACAAAGAAAAGAAAAGAATTTATGCTTTACCTGATTTAAGAAGTGAGGAAGAAAAAGAGGAAGATTTTGCCAATTCATTATTAAGTATGTGTGGTGGTTAAAATTGAAAAAATGGTTTATTTGCCCATATTGTAAGCAAAAATTGATTAAATACGATGAAAAGGCAGAATGTAAACTTGTTTTTATAAAATGCAAAAAATGTAAAAAACAAATAGAAATTAATATAAAAAATAATAAATGATAAATGAGCCTTTGAGCCTAAAAACTTATCATTAGAAAGGGGGATTTTATGGCTGATGGTTCATTGATTTTTGATACAAAAATTGACGTTTCGGGTTTTGAAAAAGGTGTCGCAAAGTTAAGAGGAACAGCTGGTAAAGTTGGAGCTGGTATAGCAAAATCAATAGGGCTTGCAAGTGTTGCAACAAGTGCTTTAGGTGGTTTTGCTTTAAAAGCTGGTGCTAACTTTGACGCTGGTATGAGTCAAGTTTCTGCTATTTCTGGAGCTTCTGGAAAAGACTTAGATATGTTAAGACAAAAAGCTAAGGATATGGGAGCTAGTACAAAGTTTAGTGCGACAGAAAGTGCAGAGGCTTTAAAATATATGGCTATGGCTGGTTGGAAGCCTCAACAGATGATGGAAGGTCTTGACGGGGTTATAAATTTAGCTGCTGCGAGTGGAGAAGATTTAGCTATGGTATCTGATATCGTAACTGACTCTTTAACTGCTTTCGGACTTGAAGCTAAAGACGCTAATGGATTCGTTGATTTATTAGCAAAAACAGCTACATCAACAAATACTAATGTAGCTCTTTTAGGAGAGAGTTTTAAATATGTTGCTCCAGTTGCTAAGGCTGCTGGATATACAGCTAAAGACACAGCGTTGGCTCTTGGGTTATTGGCTAACAATGGAATTAAAGGCTCACAAGCAGGTACTGTTTTAAGAAGTTCATTCTTAAGACTTGCAAAACCTACAAAAGAAGTGTCAAAAGGATTGCAAAAAGTTGGGTTAACTGCTGATGAGTTACATAATATTCCTTTACCTGATATGTTAAGTAAATTAAGAAAAGGATTTGTCGGATTAAGTGAATCTGAGCAATTAGCGGCAGCCGCTGCTATATTTGGTAAAGAAGCGTCTGCTGGTATGTTGGCGCTTATCAATACAAGCGAAAATGATGTTAATAAATTAAGTAAAGAATTTGAAAATTGTGCTGGTAGTGCTGAAAAAATGGCTAAGATTATGAATGACAACTTAAAGGGAGATATAACTATATTAAAAAGTGCTTTAGAGGGCTTTGGTATATCTTTATATGAAAATGTTGACAATCCTTTGAGAAATGTAGCACAAAGAGCGACAAAACACATTGATAAACTTAATGAAACAGTCAAGAAAGATATAAATAAATTACCTGCCGTTATTGGTGAAATAATGGCTGATATTGTAACAAATATAGCTAATTCACTACCTAAATTTATTAATATAGGTGTGGATATAATAACTAATTTAATTGAGGGAATTAATAAAAATTCAACGCAGATAGCAGATAGTGCAGCTAAGATAGGGGAAAGTTTATTAACTGGTATTATGACGATAGCTGAAAAGTTATTGATTTGTGGTGCTGAAATGGTGCTAAAGATTGGAGAGGGAATAGCTAAAAGTCTACCTAGTTTGATAGATAATGCTTCTAATATGCTAAATAATCTTTTAAACTATTTCATTCAAAATGTCGATAGATTTTTTACTGTTGGTCTTAATATATTAAATGCTCTCGCTGATGGTTTAGGTAAAAATTTACCTAATATAATTCCTAAAATAGTTGAGGCTATTGTTAAGTTAGTTGAGGCTTTTTCAAATAATATAGAACGATTTATAGAAGTTGGTTTAAAGATAGTACAAGCAATAGGGCAAGGCTTGATAAATTCAATTCCTGTAATTACTGCTAATGCTGATAAGTTGTTAAAGGCTTTTGTTAAAATATTTACACTATTTAAAGCAGTAGCTATCGGAAAAAGAATTGTAACGGAGTTAGCTTTTGGAATTACTGGAAATAAAGATATATTAGCAAATGCTGGTATCACTTGTGTAAGTAATTTTTCAAAGTCTATAATTTCAAAAATGGAATCTGTAAAAAAAGCAGGAAAAGAAATTATAGGGATGTTACAAAGGTCTATAATGACAGGAAAGCGTGATTTAAACGCTGTTGGAGCTAATTTATTAAATAGTTTTAGTTCTGGCATAGGTAGTAAAATTGGTTTTCTATCTTCCGTTGGTAGTAAGATAGGTGGTATTTTCGCGAAAGGTTTAGCTGGTTGCAGTTCTATGTTAGTTGGCGTTGGTGCGAAATTAATAGCAGTTTTAATGGTAACTTTATCTAATCCTATTGGTTTAGCTACCGTTGGTATTACTCTTTTAGCTGCTTTTTTAGGAAGTTTTGACTTAAGTAAGATAGCAAGTAAAGCAGGAGAAATGATAGGTTCTTTAATTCGTGGATTAGGTCAAATGTTGCCTAAACTTTGGGAGTTTGTAAAGAATATCGGTAAAGGCATTATAAAAATGCTCAATCCTTTAAATCTACTTAAAGCTGGAGCTAATCTAATCGGTGGCATTATAAAAGGCATTAGAGGTAAGAAAGATGATGTCGAGCAAGCCACAAAAGAAACTGTTGAAAATGGAGCTAATAAAGGAGCTGAAAGTGCTGATGTATCTAATGCACCTAAAAAGACAGTTGCTGAAATTGTAAAAGGAATTAAAGGTGGTAAAATTGATATATCTGAAGGCTTTAAAGAACTTGTACAAAGTGGCTTAAGTAATTCACAGATTAATCAAATTGCAAGAGACGCAGGAAAGTCAACAAATGATAGCTATCTACAAGGATTAATCGATAATGGTTCAAGTGGTCTTAAAACAGCTTATAACAATTTAAGAACAACTACAAGTGATGAATTAGAGATAGTTGCAAAACTTGCAAAATTAAAAGGTATTGATACATTAAACGGCTTTACAGACGGAGTAGCACAAGACGGCACAAAGTTTGAGGAAGTAATCAAAGGTCTAAGGGAAAAAGGCTTACATGGTTTTGATTTAGCTGAAAAAGTTTTTGAATTAGGACAAAAAGGTATGTTACGTTATGGAGAGGGCTTAGAAGCTGAGCAACAATATGTTCAAGATAAAGCTAAGTTGATTGCTGAAACAGCTAGAAATCCTCTTGAATTTGCAGAACAAGCATTCGCAAGTGGTCTTATCAACTTACAAAAGTTTGGCGAGGGTGCTAACGAGGGAATGCAATTTGTTGAACAATATATTCAAAACGGCATTTTGCAAGGTAAAAGTTATTTAGAAATATCAGAAGAATTAAGACAAATGGGTTTAACTGATATGACGGCTTTTGCTGATGGAACAAACGGAGGACTTATACCAGTTCAAGATGCTTATGCAAAGTTAAAAGAAATGGGAGTTAGTGAAACTCTTATTCCTGAAATTTTAAAATCTAACGGCTATCAAAATATTAGTAATTTAAGTCTTGGTATAGCAGATGGGAAGAGTTTGTTAGAATCGAGTTTGATTACAAATATAAACGATCCTTTGTTTAATGAATTGCAAAAGGCACAACAACAAGCTGGAGTAGATGGAAAAAATATTGCAGACAATGTAGCAAATGGAATAACTGACGGTAATCCAAACGTAAAAACTCAAATGGGTTGGCTAACTGAAAACATTGCACAAGAGCTAGATGTGTCAAAAAATAATAGCGATGTAAAATCTAAAGAAATGATGGATAACATTTCTAATAATGTAAAAAATGGAACTCCTCCTGTTACAAGTGGCATTAATTCAATGACTAAGTCAGTTGATAGCGATTTGAACAAGTTAAAAAATAGTTCTAATGTTACTATGACAGGAGCTATGACTGGTATTAATTCATCTATTCAAAAAGGCTCTAATGATGTTAAGAATAATCTATCTAAAATGACTAAAGGCATTGATACTGATATTACAAAAACATCTGATAAAATGCAAAAAGATACTAAAAATATGATGGATAAATCTTCTGATAACGTGAAAAACGGAGCTAATAAGATAAATAACGATATTAAAAATATGTGTCAGAGTGCTACAAGTAACATAAATAGTTTTCAATCTGATTTTTCACATGCAGGAACTAACTTAATGTATGGCTTAGCTGGTGGTATCAGAAACGGAAGAAGTTCAGTAATAAATGCAGCCATTAATGTCATGCGTAGTGCTGTAAACGCTGCAAAATATGAGGCTGGCATACATTCTCCGTCAAGGGTAATGCGTGATGAAGTAGGTATTATGCTTATGAAAGGTTTAGGTATCGGTATTGATAAAGAGGGCAAAAACACAATGCAAAAAGCTAAAAGTTTTATGTCGGGAATTATTGATAAGATGAGTCAAGGCGTTGACTTTGAAATGAATACATTATTTGACGGAAAAGGTAGTTTTGAAAGAAGTTTTAACATCACAGAGAACGGAAATCTTGCGGTTGATATCGGCAATGGAAAGATTATTACAGTTGTTGAACTTGATAAGAGAGAAGTCGGAAGAAGTGTATCAGAATATTCAAGCAGAGCAATTTCAAGAAGTAAAAAGAGGTAGTTATGGAAGTTATAAATGGTTTAAAATTAGATAAATATAAAGCTAAAATTTTACAACCTATTAGCATTTTAGGTACAGAAATAAAAAGACAAGAGTTTGAAAGTGCAAATGGAGAGGTCTTTTATTCGGATAAAAAATTAGGTTTAGCTACAATTAAATTTAAAATCGAATTAAAAGGTAATAGGTCTGAAATAAAAACTAACAAGTCTAAATTACTTAATGATATTGAAGTTTGTAAATTAGACTTGAACGATAGTAGAATTTATGAAGGTCGTTTTATTGAAAGTGGAGATGTAGAGGTTTATAACAATTTTGAAGTTATAGAAATTGAGGGAAAGTGTGCTGTATATAACGGTACACTTAATCAACAAAATCAAAAAAGCAACGGCAAAATTGTTTTAAATTTAGAAAGTAATGTAATTACCCCTCTTTTAATTTCTATTAAAGGAAATGGTACAAATATTAGCATTAAGAGTAAAACTTTTAATATCTTTATAAAAGAGCTTAATGGAACAATTAAAATTGACGGAAAAGAAAAAACTGTAAAAAACGCACCTGGTGAAAATGTGTATAAGTTGGTGGATATGTTTGAATTTCCAAAAACTGATTTTTCAAATAACTTTGAAATAAATATATCTGGTACAGGAAATTTTGATACAAATATTAGTTATTATGAAAGGTTGATATAATATGATTAATATTTTTGATAAAAGTAAAAATAAGGTCTTTATGACTGATAGAATTATAGAGCCTTTTTTAACTTGTGATATAAATAAACTTGATGTACTAACTTTTGAAATAGATAAAGAAAATTTAAAGTATTTTGAGTTAGAGGGTTATGTAGAAACTAAAGAGCAGATTTATGTAATTAAAGATATCGAAGAATTGCAATACACTTTTAAAATAGTAGCTTTACAAGAAATTGAAGAATTTGACGAGTATTTGACAAATAAAACTTATCCAACAAAAACACTTGATTTTATGATTAAAGACTTATTGCCCAGTGGTTGGAGTTTAGTTTTTAAAGGAGATACTAAAAAAAGGACTGTAACAGGTAATAATATCAATAAATTTAGTTTGATTAATGAAATTATACAGAAGTTTAAGGCTGAAATAAGATTTGATAACAAAAAGAAAACTGTAACGGTTGGATATGATTTAGGAGAAGATAACGGTTCATACTTTACAGATGAATTGAATATAAAAGATATTCACTTTACTGGAGATAGCTATGATTTAGTTACTAGAATAATACCAATTGGACGTGATAATCTTGGTATCGAAAAGGTAAATGATGGTAAGCCTTATATTGATAATTTTGAATATTCAAAAAAGATAAAGACTATGTATTGGGAAGATAACAGATATCTTAATGTGCATAGTCTTTTTGATGATGCAAATAAAAAATTAAAGAAATTATCAACTCCAAATATTACTTATGAAATTGATGTTATTGATTTAAGTGAGAATTTAAAATATGAATTTCTTAAAATGAATTTAGGGGATAAAGTAACTTTAATCAATAAAAATTCACAAAAAAAGGAACAATTTAGAATAATTAAGTTAGTAAAATATTTTAAAGACAGTTTTAGAAATGAAATCACTTTAGGAACTAAAGTGCCAGATTTAACAACTGATGAAGATAAGTTGAGGGAAGTTTTTAATGAAAATTGGGAAAAGACAAAGACTTATTTTGAAGTTGTAGATGGTAAAATTACAGGAATTATAGACACAGTAAAATCAAGTGAAACTAATATAGAGAAAATGAAATCAGAAGTTGTTCAAACTGCTGATGAAATAAAATTAAAAATTTCAAAATATGATGGACTACTTGGAGAAACATCAAAAAAACAGCTTGAAATCTTACAAAAGATGGATCGTTTAGAAAGTTCTATTTATGAATCTACACAACTTGGAAAAGATAATTTTTTAAAAAATATATTTTTAAATTTGAGTGATACAAAAGAATTTAAAGAATATTTAAAATTAGAAAATGGTTCATACAGTTTAAAATTTCTATCAAAAGGCGACGTTGAAGTATATTTTGTTGTAAGTTATAAAGATGAAAATAGAAAATATCGCTATAAATATCCTAAAAAGTTTTTAAGTTTAAAAAAAGTTGGAAGAAACTTTAATGATTTAAGTTTTAAAGAGCATTTAATTTCTTTTAAAGTTCCAAAATTATATAAAGATATGTATGTTTCATATAAAAGCAAAAACGGTGCTGAATTAAAAGAAATACATTTAGGAAAATTATTGTCTAAAGAAAATGCAGATAGGATAACAAGACTTAAGCAAGATTTAGACGGTTTTAAGTTGACGGCTGAAAATAATATAAATAAGGTTAAAAGTGAATTTAATGTAAAAGCTGATGAAATAAGTAGTAAAGTTGAAAATGTTGAAAATAAGATAACAACTGAAATAGCACAATCGACAAACGAAATAAAGTTGGCTGTTAAAGAGATGAAAGAGGATTTAAAGCAATTTAAAAATCTTTGTAAAGAAAGTAATAAGGAAATAAACGGTAATGATATATATTTTGATTGTGAAAAACTGATACAAGGTCAAAAATACAAAGTTATTTTTAAAGCTAAAGATATACAAAATAATGCAGAATACAAAGTATATAATTCGGATATGAATTATAGAAGAATATCAGAAACTAATGCTTGGGTTTTTACTCCTAGTCAAGATATAACACAGCTTAATCTTTACAATGGTGGTAGTAGCAATCCGAAAGCTAACATATATGAAGTGCAGATATTTAAGCTGAATGATGACCCACGACTTGATGAATTAAAGTCAGAAATAAAGCAAACATCACAAGAAATTAGCTTTAAAGTTTCTAAAAAAGATATTGTTTCAGAAATCAATCAATCGGCTGAAAGCGTAAAGATAAAAGCTAATAAAATTGAACTTGACGGTGATGTTATAGCAAGTAAGCTAACAGCTAAAAATCTGTATGGAAACTATATTGACGGAGCTGTAATAAATGGTAGCACAATAAAAATCGGCAATTATGGATATTTTAGACCAAATTCAAGTGGTTTTGTTGCTGTTGCTCCTCGAAACAAATATGCAGATGACGGGATAGGAATGCAATTAAGTGGTAACGCCGATGGCTCTCCAAGTGGAATTTTCCTCTTTGAAAGTAACGATATATCACAAGGTGGAACACACGACATAACGCAAAAAGATTTATTAACCGTATGGGGTGCAAATACAATGGCTTTTAAGTACAATGGACGTTGGGAAAAAGAAGGAAAGGCAATTTGCACAAATAAATACAGGAACTCTGTAATTAGGTTTGGTAATGCTAATATGTATGCGGTATCTTCCATTTGCTATGGAGATGACGGCGAACTCTATTTTGATGATGGGACAGATGGTGATACTCATGGTTGGTTTGTAAAAGTTGATAGAAGTTATTCAGATATAAGACTTAAAAAAAATATAGAGATTTGTAAAGAAAGCGGACTTGATTTAATCAAAAAAATCAATTTTAAATCTTTTGCTTGGAAGAAAAAAGCTAAACGAAAGCAAAAAAAATATACTAAAATAGGTATTATAGCGCAAGAGTTGGAAAAGATTGATGATAGTTTAGTTTATACACAAGCTAATGGGATAAAATGTATAGATGATTTTAGACTTTTAGCAGTAACAACAAAAGCAGTACAAGAATTAAATAAAAAAGTTGAAGAGCTTAGGCTTAAAATAAAGCAATTAGAAGAAAGGTAGGTACAATATGAGTAAAATTACACATATTATAGCAACGAAATTCGGTGGAGAATGGGACATTAGAGCGATGAGAGATGATTTTCAAGAAATCAAAACTAATGTAAAAGATGGATTTAAACAAAATTTTGAAAGTTTTGTAAATTCTTTGGAAGAAATCAAAACTGAAAAAGAAATTGAAAATGAAATGAAAAACGAGTTATTAAGTAAGATAACCGAAAATTCAAGTGATGAAGAAAAGTATAAAAACTTAAAATTCTATGATAAGTGGGAAGATAGAAAGAAATATAAAATAGGTGCTATTGTAAAACAATTTGTATCAAATGAAGAAATTTTATTTAGATGCAAAAAAGAACACGAAAGTGATTATGGTATAATGCCGACTTTATCGACTGAACATTGGGAAAAGATATCTAACGGAAAAGAAGAACCTAAAAATCCACTTTTACCAAAGGAAAAGCCAGACCTTTATAATAATGAAAAAACTTATAAGAAAGGTACAGATTTAGAAAGCGACAGATACTGTATTTTTAATGACAAAGTTTATGAATATGTTGGTGATGAGCCAAGTGATGGTAAAAGCCCATTTTCTTTTCCACAGCTTTGGAAAGAAATAGGTAAATGGCAAGACTAATGAGGGAGTTTATAACTTCCTCTTTTAAGTTAGAAAGGAGGTAATAAATGGCATTACAACCGATTAACATCAAGGTAACTGATGATGTTGAAAATTATATAACGGCTGAAATGGACGCAAAGATTTATTCACAGTTAGTAAGTGAGGGAATAGCTAAAGATGTTGGAAATGCTTGTAAGGTAGTAATTGGCGAAAATGATATAAAAATCCAAAACGGACTTTTCAACATAGGGGGTTATTTTGCAAGTATAAAAGATTTTCACAGCATATCAAAACCAGTTCAAAATGATTTTTATGTAAAAGCTAAATTTGTAAAAGGTGTATCTCAAGATGAGTTTACAATCTATACTGATACAGATAGCAATTTAACAAAACAAGACTTGTTCAACGGTGGTACTATAAGAGAGTTACTTATAGCAGAGGTACGCAATAAAAACGAAGTTACAATGCACAATGTAAATTTATCTTTGGCAGAAATAAGAAACGCTTTACAGAATATCTTAGAAGTTGAAAATCAAAGAGTTAAAGCTGAAAAAGAAAGAATTGAAAAAGAAATAGAAAGACAAAGAAATTCAACAGAGGTTATCTCAAGAGTTGAGGGACTTATACAAACTTTATCACAAACAGATAGCAACTTAAAAAGTGCTGAACAAAAAAGAGTGCAAGCTGAAAGTTCAAGAGAGGAAAAAATATCAACTTATACTCAAAAGCTTGAAGATTTAAAACAAGTTAAAAACTCAGTTGATGAACTACAAAGAACATTAAACGAGCAAGTGCAAAGTGCAACAAGTAAAATTGATGAAATGTCAAGACTTAATAAGCTACTAACGGAATCAGAAGATAAAAGAAAACTATCAGAAACGGAAAGAGAAAAAAAGATAGCTGAATTTGATAAACTTGTAAAAAGTTTTGATGGTACTAAAATTTCAGAGAAAATGGAAAATTTAAAAGGAGATTTAGAAAGTAAAACGGACGTTTTAAGAAAAGATTTAGACAGCGAATTAGAAGCTGTACATAATCAATTACTAATGATTATAGGAGAACTATGTTCTGATGGAACTAAATCGTACAATAATGTAGATGCAACATACTATTCATTAAGAAAAGTAGATGGAAAACTTTGCATAATAAACGGAACTTGGAGTGAGTTAAAAGAATTTACAAAAACGCAACAAGGAGGTTAAAAATGGCTTTAGAGAAAATAACAATAGCAACGGAAGAAAAGCAAGATGATATTTTACGAAGTATCAGTAATATCCCTGGTTTATTTATACAGTTAATTGGAGAATTAGCAAAAAAAACCGATTTAGAAAAAATTGAATTAGCAATTATAGAAAATGGTAAAACACCTTTTTTACAAATAAAAACAGATGATAGCACTAAAGAAAGTAATTGTAAGTATCTTTTAATTGGAGTTACTACAAAACAAGATAGGATTTTTGACAGCTTAACAGCGACCGACACATCAGGAGGTTTAGTAGATCGAGCTGAGTGCATGAAATGTATATCTGATAGAAGTATAAAAATATTTAGCAAAACATTTTTTTTGCTAAACAAAACTTTGATTGTAACTGAATATAATATGTACGGTAATGAAAGTGCTTTGATGGTAAGATTGGAGAAGTAAAAAATGGATAATGAATTTATAATAAATGAACTTGCTTTAAAGATTGCACAGCTTGAAGTTGAAAAAGCATTTTTAAAAAGCAAAAATCAAGAATTAAAAGCAAAATTACAAGAAAAAGAAAAAGATAACGAAGTAAAGGCATAGTCTAGCATTAAAAAACAAAAAACGTTTAAAATAGGCTATGTTTTAGGCTAAATGTTGAAATTTCAACGCTGAGAAAGGGAAAGGTGATTGAATTGTGGATTTAATTCATATCGGAGGGCTTTGTGGTGCTATTTTATCAATTATAGCACTTGTAAAAGCTATATTAAAATTTATTAAAGCTATAAATGATTTAAAAAATAGTGTAGATAGTTTGAAAACAAATGTAAAAGAAATGAAAACAGATTTTGAACAAAGTAAAAAGACGGATAAAAATCAAAGTAAGGCAATTTTATCCATTTTAAGACAACATATAATTCAAATGACTAATCAAATACAAAATAAAGGCTATATCGATAATGAAGAATTGTATTGCCTTAACAATTTATATGATTGTTATAAAAAGTTAGGTGGTAATTGTACGGTAGATATAAGATATAAAGAAGTTATAAAACTACCAGTACAAAAATCAAAATATATAGAAATAGCAAAGGAGAATAGAAAAGATGAAAATTAATTTTAAAGTAAGAATGAAAAATAAGACTTTTGTAATTACAATGCTAACAACTGTAATAGCTTTTATTTATCAAATATTAGCTATGCTTGAAATTGTAGCACCTATCAACAAAGAACAAGCAACACAAGTTATAATGCTTTTAGTAAATATACTTGTGGGACTTGGAATTTTGGTTGATCCAACAACAAAAGGCATAAGTGATAGTGAAAGAGCATTAGGCTATAAAAATTTAGGAGGGGACAAGTAAAGTTGGTCGCTGAATATATTAAAAAAATGTATAAGGAAGATACAGAGTTATCTGATAAGATTTTTAAAGCAGAAAGAGGACTTAAAACTCTTGATTTAGACAAGAGAGAGAAAGAGCTTTTAATATCTCAAGTACAAAAGATGAAAGCATATGAAGAAGTTTTACAAGCAAGGATAAAATATGCTATCGAAAAAGGAAAGAAATAATACAAGATTTGCATATAGTGTAGTATGCAACTAAAAATAAAGAAATACACGTCAAGATGAAAAGTGGTTTGTAATAATTATTGCATACCACTTTTTTTATGTAA